CTGAGTATCGAGGTAGCACCTCTCGATAAACCACCAATCATATGCGTCAAGCCAAAGCCGTAGAAACCTAATCCAGGCAGAAACTTGTAATGAACAAAGTAATCTATTCTTTTTCGTAAAACATCTTCTTGAGTGTAGTTTCTGCGAATAGATAAAACTGTAGACTGTTTGGGCAGCAAGGTAAGGATATACGGCAGCTTAATGCCAGTTTCTTCACCTTCCTCATCAAGATCTTCAAAGCCTGGAAGATCCAGATCAATATGCATCTCAAGTATTTCGCACTCATCAGACCCTGAGCCACCAGAAGGCTTAACGCCTTGAAGCTCATCAATTTCCTCATTGACTCCATCATCACTGTACGAAGGATTTGAGCTGTAATTTATGTCTGATTTTTTATAAAAACCTGATTGCTGTAATTTTTTAACATCATTGTGCGACATATCAATGATGTGAGTAATTCTTGTGGCGCTCTCCAAACTAGAAGCACCATAAGGTACAACCAGCTTTTCAGAAGGAATAAATCTTGATACCGGGCGATCCAGCGCCTGATCGAAATGCACCTTTCTAAAAGCACTGCCCGACAAGGGAAGATAGAAAAGCAATTGGTCTGTTTCAGGATCATATTCTTTCATTACCTGGGTGATCTGGTAATTCATGAACTCCTGAACTCTCGCTGCCTGAAGATCCAGGTTAGGACTCATCATGCCCACTACCTGCGTCTTGACAGGACCGCCGGAAGGTAAGAGTTCTTTGTAGGCTTGTGCCTGAAACTGGGTGACAGACTCTGCCAATAGCGGATGAATAATGCCTGACGCGCCATTAAAGGGCTCTGTCCTTTCCTCAAACTTCATGCCAAGGAATTCAAGCCCTTCACGGTACTGTTCTTCCCATTCTTTACGAGAAGACTTGTCATCTTGAAAATCAGCAATGCAATCAGAATAAATGCGGCCAAGATCACCATCATCAATAACTTCTGCAAGATTTTCAAAGAAATCCCCGCCCTGATCCATCATAGGTTCAGGCGGAACGCCCACCAGCATGGTGCCATCTGCAAGGATTTCGTTCTGATCGTCGTCCATATCGCCAAAGATATCGTCTATGCCGCCAATATCATCAAAATCAGAGTCGAGATTTATTTCAATCTCTTTTGAATTGTTTTCAATCTGTAAGTCAGCAATATCTATATCATCAACGCCGCGCTCAATGGCCATATGTAGTTATCCCCTTAGCGCATTGCCTTGCCATAGCCACCAGTTGCTGCGCCACATCCTTTAGGCTTGCCTCGAGCAGAAGTTTTAGTCGCCATGCCGCCATTCATATAACCTTTCTTCTTCATCATGCCGCCCATGTTTTTCTTAACGGGCTTCTTCTTCTTCTTGGTGCGAATGAAGTCAATCATTCCTCGCTCACCACCAAACTTTTCGTCATCACCCAGCAGGGCTCTGGCAATTACGCCACCAAAAGGACGGACCTTGGGAAACAGTTTTCCTTTTTTCTTTTTACCAGGGTTGGTGGCGTTGACTTTAGCCTGATCTGCTTTATTTTTTTCCAACCTAGCCTTCTTCCTCTTTTCGGCTTCTTTTTTCTTCAACGCCGCTGTTAAGCCATCAATCTGATCGTCTGATGTTTCTTGAGCCGCTTCTCTTGCTTCTGCAGCCTGTTGTCTTTTTTTAGAAACTTTATCCCCAGCTACCGCCACGCCAGTTGCTCCACCACCATAAACACCCGCTCTGGCAACACCTCTTCTAGTTGCAATGTCTCTTGTACTTTGAAACTTGTCACCAAGTTTCTTTCCGTCCGGGCCTGTTCTACCTCTTATTACAGCCTGACCTCTGCCGGTTCTTTGCTGGCGAGTAACGATATCAATTAATTTTTTGTCTGCGGCTTTAACCGTTCTTGTGCCAGCTTGTACGGCAGCAACAATGGGCTCTACCACCGTTTTTTTGGCTCCATTCTTGATAGCATCTTTTGCTCTACCAAGGAAACCTTTTAATGCGCTGTCTGCGACATCTAATCCTTCTTTTGCTGCTTCTTTTGCTGCTCTTTTTGCTACCATGGCCATGGTCCTTTAATTAGTAATATGAAATTCGTTTGCGGGAAGCTTCCTCTTCAACCTCGTCAGAATGAAGCGATATGAAGTTACCCTGCCTGAATCTTAGTATAGCTTGCGTCATAGAGTCTACATAATCATCGTGCTCTCCGAAAGGGAAAGACGCACACTCCTCAATGACCTCATCCGCAAACATAAAGTCAGGAGCCCACACAAGTCCAGATTCAAACACCGGACTCGCAGAATGCACCCTGGTCATCTTGTCATTGCCTCGGCTGGGACGATAATTAACAACAGGTATCCCCATCATCCTAAGCTCCTGCGTCAGTGGCGTACCACTCGCCTGAGACTCAATCAAGACCATATCAGGCTTATACTCCTGATACGTGTTATAAGCAACCGTCTTTAACTCAGGAAAATCCCACCGACCACGCTCCGCATTCAACAACATAATCGCATCAGCCATACCATCACCCGGATCAAATACCCCCCAGGTCGTGATCGCACTGTAATCCGCCGTTTCCTTCTTAGAAAACGCCGTATCATAGGACTGAATAATGTAATGACAGGCAGGTGGCTCATCCTTAGTCCAGATATTCCACCATTCGCGCTTAATAATAGCGCCCTCTTCCGAAGTAGGGTTCTGCTGGTACTGGGCATTCCACTTCGATATCGGGATCGAAGCCTTAACAGACTCTAATTCCTCCTTCTTCCAGAACTCAGGCCACAACACATTGCCGGAATCCTCGAAAATAGCAGGCAATTCGATCACCTCCCAGTTATCTGCATGATCTTCGGCCTGCCTATTCAATAACTTGCCGGTCAAATCAATGGTTGACCACCTCGTCATGACAATAACAATCGCCCCGCCTGGCTGAAGACGCTGCCTGGGACCAGAGGTATACCACTCATAGGCCCCCTCCATGGCATTTAAGGATAATGCGTCCTGCTCAGAATGGGGGTCATCGATAATTAATAAATCTGCACCCCGCCCCGTGATGGCTCCACCTACACCCGCTGCAAAATATTCCCCCCCCGCCGATGTCTCCCACCTTCCGGCAGATTTTGAGTCAGGAGCCAAAGAAACCTTATCAAATATCCGCTTATACTCGTCAGTGTCCATAAGGTTCCTGACCTTTCGACCAAAACGTACAGACAAATCTGCAGTGTGTGTGGTCTGCATGATCTTCATGTCAGGTTTTAGCCCCATAATCCACGATGGGAAGTGTACAGAGGCGAATTCGGACTTGGTATGCCTGGGGGGCATGTTGACAATTAAACGCTTACACTTGCCCTGAGCGACCTCTGTGAGCTTGTCTGCGATAATGCGGTGGTGCTCTCCCTCAATAAAGCCGTCCCAGATGTATCTAATGTACTCCATAAAGGATTCTTTGCACTTGTCCTTAGACTCCAGCATCGCCAGGCGATCCTTCAACATAAGGATCTCTTTCATATCCGATTCGGGAATATGGGCAAGAGTGCGGCTAGAAGAACTCAAAATGGTTTTTCCACAGGATTGTATGCGTGAAATGATATTATATATATATATATAATTTCACAACTCAAAAGGGGGGGGCACCCCTTTTTCTTATCAAGATCTCAAAAATTCAAGACCTGACCCCTAGGGAACCTGAAAAAGTTTAGGGCATTGTTGCCTTTGGGAAAACACAGATCAAAAAAAAAGACTGTTTAGCAAAAGAGTACTGTATGAATGTACAGTTATATAGCATTGCGGTAACGTTATATTTTTGGTAATATATTCACATCTTATCAATACCTGATAAGGAAAAAGGGAAAGGAAAATGAACATAAAAGAGATAGCAAGCAAACTTAATAATGGCGACTGGGAGCCGCTGTACTTCGCGACGGAAAAGCAAATCGACACTCTGATCGAAGCTGGCAAGATCAATGAAGAATTCTACAGCCGGCATCAGGACTATCAGGAAGAGATGCGCGGCATGATGGCAGAAATGGATGAGTTTATTTTATAAACCACTAACTAACTAAAGGAAAATAGAAATGATGTCACTTACAAAAAGGAATACGGCAGGCGCTTATTTTCAGGCGCTTAAGATAACGAAAAACCCTGAGTTTGTAGCAGCAACCAAGATCGTTGAGAGTTATCATAAAAGGTTCAAAGAAGCGGCGCGACCTTCACTCTATTACCGAGATGGTGAGATTGTTTTACGAACTGATCGGATTATTACAAAAGGGCTAGAGTTTAAACAAGACGGTGATTGCATGTCATTCACCTATCGAGGTCTAAGTGCATCGGCCAAATGGCGATCACCAGAGTCTAAACCTAGAGCTGGAACGATTGTGATCAGTAACATCAAACGAGTTTAATTGTTAGCAGAGCAAAGCGGGACTAGTTCCCGCTTTTCCCTGCCAACTCCGGTAGGATTAAAAAGGAAAGTAAAATGGAATGTGCAAATTGTAATGAGAAGATTGAGGCCGATCCTGTTAGCGGATGGGATCAGGGTAACAATGGCTGGCCGTTAGTAGATGGGAAAGTATGCAATCAGTGTAATATTTTGGTGATCATGGAAAGGATCAGAATAGAGAAGCTTCCGAAACTAACCTGGGAGAATGTCAGTAGTTAGCAGAGCAAATCGGGGCTAGTCCCCGATTTTCCCTGCCAACTCCGGTAGGATTAAAAGGGAAATCAAGATGAGTAAACGAACATATCAGGAACAATTAGTAGAAAGTGGATTGGCGGCAAACGATGGCCCATATGACATCGCATCTGCAATAGAGCGATGCCATGAAGCTTTCACGCTGTTGTCAGACGACCAGCGATTAATAATGCAAGGCATGTGGGGCACTAAGTTTATCCAAGAACTGGAAAGATTCGGCAGATACACTGATAAACAAGCTTGTTTATTAAAACGTCATGCAATTAGTGAAGTGTAAAACTTAACGGGGGCGAGAGCCCCCATCTTAAAAAAAGAAATAGAAGGGAAAACAAAATGGAAACAGCATTGTTTGAAACACTCCAAGAGATACATAGAAATGAGCAGCAAGCTAATGAAACCATCGACCCATGCTTTGAGTGTGGTAAATCGTCAAAGCAATTCGGTGAGTTTGATGACGGTGATTTTGTTTGCGAAGCATGTGCGATCTAGGTATGGGATATACCATATGCAGGGAGAACGAGAGTTCTCCCTTTTTTTTGCCTGGTGCCTGGTCAGAATCCCGACCGCAAGCATAAGGCCGCAAGCATAAGGCCGCAAGCATCACACCCCTATAGCTATGCGGTGGCGTTAGTAAATACCCCAGGAATTTGATACAATAAACGCTCTACAAAAAAAGGGAATAGCACAATGAAAGTATCAGAAGCAAGGCAGTTAGTAGGCGGGTTATCCAACGCGTCAAAGATGCCAAGCAAGTCTTATGGTCTACCGGCCCAAGCTTGTAAGGTGGGCGGCAAACTTCGCAAGGTTAAAGGTTCAACATGCGAAAAATGCTACGCCTATGATCGTGGTATGTATGTCATGCCAGTAGTCAAGGCAGCGCAAGCACGGAGACTAGCAACAATCAAAGATATAAATTGGTCTGCCAACATGGCGAGATCAATTAACAAAGATAAACTTTTTCGGTGGCATGATAGCGGCGACATTCAAAGTAGCGAACACTATAAAAAAATTATAGAGGTGGCCCGACTCACGCCTGATTGCAAGCACTGGTTACCAACACGTGAAGCAAAGATAATCGCAAGCCATCAAGGCAAACTACCAGACAATCTAATCATCCGAGTATCCGCACCAATGGTAGACGGACCCGCACCTAAGCGATTCGCCAACACCTCAACAGTACACGCCAACACCATACCGGTTAACTCTCACGTATGCCCAGCACCTAAGCAAGGCAACGAGTGCAAAGATTGCCGCGCATGTTGGGACAAATCAATCCCAAACATTAGCTACCACGCTCACTAAGGGGCCAACCTGGTCCAGCCTGGGCAGATCCCGATGATCCGGCTGATGCGCCTGCGTCAGGCCGCAAGCTCAAGGCCGCAAGCACCCGCTAGTTGCAGAATTCATAATAGAATTTATGAATTCTGCAACGGCTGCAACACCTTTCTCTTTATCAAGGCCGCAAGTACTACAAAAAAAAACCCCTACAGCCCCCGTCTGTGGGGGCGGGAGGGATTAACCCACACAAATACATGTTATTTTTTATGTTTTATTTTATTCATTTATAAACTATACTGTTTAACGCAAAGGCAATAACGCCTTTAAAAAAGGGAGCAAGACAATGAAGATAGAACTCAAGAGCTTTAAGCATTCAGAATTCGCATCACACGAAACACATTGCTATGAGGCAACGGTATATGTAGATGGCAAGCGCGCCTTCTATGCATCGAATTATGGGCATGGTGGCGCTGATGATTACACCCCACTATATACGGAAGGCAAAGACGCGAAGCAAGCACGGGCAGAGTTTGATGTGGTGATGGCAAAGGTTGAAACCCATTGCGATACCCTCCCCAAATGGGGTAGCGAGTTCGGAGGTGAAGACAACTGTGCCGTTACCTTTGAAATCTTAATCGGGGACATCATTAATAAGAAGCTGACCGCTAAAGAGTTAAAGAAATCGCTCAAGAAAAAAGTGCTTTTCATTACTGAAGACGGGATATATCAAACAGGTTACGGGCAAAAAAAGCCCGCCGATCAAAACTTGATAGACATGGTGCGAGAAGAAAACCCCGATGCCATCATCCTCAACAGCCTTGCGTTTGATCAAGCCCTAGAAATCTACAGCGGGGAGCAAGCGTGATGAATACGCATAAGAAATGGATAAAAAATTCAATCCACAACACGCACCTCGCCTCTGAGCAAGCCGAAGGCATAGAGATACGTTCACTGATTCACAACAAAAGCAGTTCAAATGACACGCATGATTTCAGCGCGCAGATATGTGTAGATGGCGTAAAGATTCTACGTGTAGAGAATGATGGCAAGGGTGGTGACAACTACTACCACCGGTCTAAGAAAAAAGTATCCACCGCTACTGCCAACGTAGAGACAGATCGTTTTCGTAAGCTGATCATCATTGCAAAGTTATACTGTCAGTCAGAATGCTGGGAACGCTGGGATGATCACGAAGAGATACGTGAGCGGGTAATAGACACCCCAACATGGGATGAAGTTGACTTTGCCTACCTCGACATCCTTGTTGGCGCGTTGGTCAATGAGCAACTCACCATGAAGGATATGTCTAAGGCGATACGCAATCGGATACACATCATTGACACTGAGGCTAATGATAGCGGTGGGTTTCTTTACAGCACTAACAAGCGACCCACTGACATTCATTTAGCCAACGCAAAGAAAGTCCTCAAGGGTATAGGAAAACATTTTGATTACATCTTAATGAATGAGCTTGATGAGACTACGCAACTAAAACTATGGTTAACCATAAACTAAAAAAGGAAAATGATATGTCAGAATTAGATGATGGGATTCCTATTTATGGTCAGGATGACGTTGACCTAATGAAGAAAGCGTACAAAGACTTCGCTGATGCAGCCAACGTCTTGACCGAATGCATCCGGAACAAAAACGGTGAAGATGCAGACTGTGCTGAAGAGTACCCGTTCCAAGAAAGCTTTGATGAAGTAGCAAGCAGTATCAGAGTGTGGGCATCTTTTGCTAAACGCAGACTGAACAAAGAAGGAGGGCAATAGATGTGGATACTTCCAAAGAACTATCAACTAACGGACCCCTCAACGTCATCAGCTTTTGTAGCGGATACGGTGGCATCGAAAGAGGACTTGACCTTACTGGCACCACTCATCGAGTCCTCGCTTATGTGGAGATCGAAGCCTTCGCCATTGCGAACTTGGCAAGCAAGATGGAGTCGGGTGAGTTGGATGCCGCACCTATTTACACGGACATTAAAACCTTCCCAGCGCATCTCTTTCGAGGCTGCGTTGACCTCATCACTGGAGGATATCCGTGCCAACCGTTTAGTGCAGCGGGAAGGCGCAGGGGTGAAGATGATCCCCGCCATCTCTGGCCCTACATCAGAGAACATATCAACGCAATTGAACCTGTTCAATGTTTCTTTGAAAACGTCGAAGGACACATCTCGCTTGGACTCTCCTCTGTCATCAGCGATCTGGAAGAAGATGGTTACGACTCAACGTGGGGAATATTCTCAGCGTCTGAGGTCGGAGCCCCTCACCAACGCAAGCGAGTCTACATCTTGGCCGACACCGTCAGCGAGAGATTGGAAAGATACTCCCGGCATGGCGAAGACCTCAGTGAATCACGATGGCTCAACCAGAAATCGAACAGACCAACTTGCCAGAGCGGTGTACGCATCCAAAAATACAACTGGTTGTCTGAACCCAACGTGGGTCGAGTGGTTGATGGGTGTGCCGACAGGGTTGACCGAATTAGGATGTTGGGAAACGGAGTAGTACCACAAACTGCAGCGAAAGCATGGAGAATTTTAAATGAAAGATAAAAAAGAAACACGGGGTGGATTAAGGTGGAACTCAGCCAC